TTTTAGGTATACCAATAAATATCAATAACTTGAAAAGGAATCAACCATGGCACTAACATCACCAGGCGTAGAAGTACAAGTAATTGACGAAAGTCAATACATCCCTTCCGCGGTAAACACAGTACCCTATTTTTTAATCGCCACAGCACAGAACAAGGCTGATGCAGCTGGCGTGGGCGTTGCAGCTGGCACAACCGCTGCTAATGCAAACAAAACATATCTTATTACCAGTCAGCGTGATTTGGCAGCAACATTTGGCGTGCCATTCTTTTACAATACCACAACTGGCACTCCAATCAACGGCTACGAACTCAACGAATATGGTTTGTTGGCTGCGTATAGCTCATTGGGTGTTACAAACCGTGCGTACATTCAACGTGTGGATATTGACCTAACTGAGCTCACAGCCAGTTTGAGCCGACCAACAGGCAGTCCCAACAATGGTACTTACTGGTTAGATACCAGCACCAGTACCTGGGGCATATTTGAGTGGAATCAAACCACTGCTACATTTACAAATTATGTACCTATTGTGATAACAGACACAGCGGATGTTGATGATTACGATGGGGGTGACTACACACCACTGACCACAATTGGCAGTATTGGTGACTATGCAGTCAGCGCAGTAAGTCTTGAAAATCCCATGTACTATAAAAACTTGGACAACGACTGGGTATTTGTGGGCAGCGACAACTGGAAATTGTCATGGCCCACATTGCAAGGCTCAGTCAGCAACCCCAATTTAACAGGCACATTTGGCGACAACATTTACATCAATGGCAATTTGATTGCAATGCCAGCTGGTGAAACAGTCAGTGCATTCAGTTCAGCAATCAATGTTGCTTACCCATATGGTACATACGGTTTTTACACTGCTGTTGTAGATGGCAAGTTGACATTCTACGCAGACTCAACTGCCACAAACGACGGCTCTAGTGCCAGCGGTGGTATCATCAGTATTCAAGCCGGACCCAACAACGGCACAACATTGCTGACTGCATTGGGTATCAGTCCTATTGAATATTATGCACCAACTTACTTCCCAGGGTATAGTTATCAATCTCCACGTTGGAGAACAACTGATACTATTCCAGCGCCTACTGGTAGTGTGTGGCAAAATATCAGTGCTGCCAACAACGGCATGAGCCTGCAAGTTAAACAATACAGCGCCGCATTGGCCACTTTTATCTCGCAAGTTACAAACGTCTACAGTGATGATGCCGCAGCCATCTATGCACTTGATCCTTCAGGTGGCGGCAAAAATATTACAGTGGGAACAACCTATGCAGTGTTTAATGCATTATTGACACTGACTACTCCTAACGAATCTAGTGCATTCCAAATTTTTGAAAGAACTGCGTTAGGTGCAACAGTGGTCACAGGTGATGTACTAAACCCAACATTTACTAATACTGACGAGTTTCAATTATCTGCATCAGAGTCAGGATCAAACACATATACCAACTACACAGTGACATTGGGTGGTACTACACCGGCTGCATTTATCAGTGCAGTTAGTGCAGCCAACATTCCTTATGTCAGTGCTAGTTTAAGCAGTGCTGGTGCTATGGTACTCACCCACAGCCAGGGTGGTACTATGATGGTCACGGATCTTACTGGAACTCCCATAACTGATGCTGGTTTTACTGCCACAACAATATATGTTCGCCCCAGTAACACCACAATAGGTCAACTGGTATTGAGTAATTGGGTAACTGATCCTGAATTTACATACTCAGTCAGCGACACCGAACCAGACCAAAATCCTGTAACAGGAAGTTTATGGTATTACAGCAGTGTTAGCGACGCTGACATTATGATTCAAGAAAACGGTGCTTGGACTGGATACCAAAATGTCACCAACGACACACGTGGTTTTGATTTGACATTGACCAATGCTTCAGGACCAATCATTGCAGCAGATGCTCCTCTAACACAAAACAATGCCGCAGAGAGTCCACTACAATATGGTGACTTGTGGGTAGACACTGGCGATCTAGAAAATTATCCCAAACTTTATCGTTGGGAACAAGTCAGTGGAACAGATCAATGGGTAGAAGTTGACACCACAGACCAAACAACATCAAATGGTGTATTGTTTGCTGATGCACGTTGGAGTACAAGTGGCGCAACAGATCCTGTGAGCGATCCATTGCCCACAATTGAAAGTTTGTTAACCAGTGATCACTTGGATCTAGACGCACCAGATCCTAATTTGTATCCCCAGGGTATGTTGCTGTGGAACACACGCCGATCAGGCTATAATGTAAAAGCATTTACTACCAGCTACTTTACATCAGCTAATTATCCTGATGCTGGCGCATATAACCCTGCAACCCCCACAAGCAATGATAATTTGCCTAGATACAGTTACACCTGGGTAACCACAAGCGGTAACAAAGCCAACGGTGCAATGTACTCTGGACGTCAAGCACAACGTGCGTTGATTGTCAAAGCCATGAGAGCCGGTATGGACACCAGTTTGGCAGCACGTGAAGAACAAAATCAATTCAACTTGATTGCTGCTCCTGCTTATCCTGAGTTGTTGCTTAACTTGGTTGCACTCAGCAACGAACGTGCTAACACATTGTTCTGTGTGGGCGATACTCCACTGCGCTTGGCTGGCAATGGTACAGACCTTTCAACTTATGCCACAGACAACAATGGTTTAGGCTTGCCAACTGAAGATGGATTGACAGTGGGCAGTGCGTATGCTGCTGTGTTTTATCCAAGTTGCCAAACAACAGACCTGTCAGGCAACATAGTTGTAACTGCGCCAAGTCACATGATGATGCGTACAATTTTGCGTAGTGATGCAGTAAGCTATCCATGGTTGGCTCCTGCTGGCACACGTCGTGGGGTTGTTGACAATGCCAATGCAATTGGTTATATTGATGCTACCACAGGTGAATTCCAACAAATTGCTGTGAGTCAAGGCCTGCGTGATGTGCTGTACAGCAACAACATCAATCCAATCACCTTTATTCCTGGTGTTGGTATCACTAACTTTGGTAACAAAACACGTCAAGGTGCTACCACAGCACTGGATCGTATCAACGTTGCTCGACTGATCTGCTTCTTGCGTGGACGCTTAGAAGAAATTGGCAAATTGTATTTGTTTGAACCCAATGATCAAATTACACGTAATCAAATTACCAACACTGTCAACAGTTTGATGATTGATTTAGTTGCTAAACGTGCTCTCTATGACTACTTGGTGGTTTGTGACTTGAGCAATAACACACCATCACGTATTGACCGCAATGAATTGTGGGTAGACGTAGCTATTGAGCCAGTTAAGGCTGTGGAGTTTATTTACATTCCATTGCGAATCAAGAACACTGGTGAAATTAGTGGTGCAGCAGCCTAATGAAATGATGGCTGATTAACCCAGCCATCATTTTAGGTAAATAAACATATAGGAGATAACAAATAATGTCAAGTGCATCATTAAGTAAAATGACAGTACCAATTGGTGGCGCCGGAGGCGATACTGCTCAGGGCCTATTAATGCCCAAACTCAAATATCGCTTTAGAGTGTTTTTTGAGAATTTTGGACCTGCTGGCAGCGCAACGCCAGTAACAGAACTGACCAAGCAAGTGGTGAGTTTTGCTCGCCCCAGTTTGACTTTTGAAGAAATTACATTGCCTATCTACAATTCAACATTGAAGCTGGCCGGCAAGCACTCCTGGGCAGATACCACATGCTCAGTACGTGATGATGCGGGCGGTAATGTAAGCAAGTTAATCGGACAACAGCTACAGAAACAAATGGACTTTTTAGAAATGAGTTCAGCATCATCTGGTATTGACTACAAGTTTACAACCAAAGTTGAAGTTCTTGATGGTGGCAACGGTAACAACGCACCAGTAGTATTAGAAACCTGGGAATTGTATGGTTGTTATCTAAAGAGTGCCAACTATGGTGACTTGAATTATGGCACCAACGAAGCAGCCACTATTGAGATGGGCATTGCTTACGACAACGCCAATCAAACTCCTGAAGGTACTGGTGTTGGTTCTGACGTTGGTAGAACCTTAGGTGACGTGGTAACTGGCGCAGGCCTCTAAACATGTCAAATTTTGGCCAGGACTTCTTAAAAGGGTTCTACGGCAACAACAGCTTGCGTGACTACCAACACGCAAGCCGTACGTTTACTACCAACGCCTACGAACTCAAGCCTAGATTCAAGTTTCTCTTTCATGTCAGCTTCACGCTGAATGTGCAAGAGATTCCTGCCTTGCGTGGTGCAATGGGCAATGATGACATAACCAATTTGAGTTATGTGGTCAAGACAGTGGACTTGCCCAAGTATAGTATTGATAATGAAACACTGAATCAATACAACCGTAAACGTGTGATACAGAAAAAAATCAATTATGACCCAGTGACATTGACCTTTCATGATGATGGTGGTGACACTGTGCGCAACATGTGGTACAACTACATGAGTTATTACTACAAAGATCCCACACAACAATATCTATCAGCCAATAACACCAATGGCAGCATTGGTCCCAGTGCCAATCGTCAAGCTGGTTTTGGATACAACAGTAGAGACATTTACAACAATGTGCGTCAAGTCAATGACTGGGGTTACATTGGTGAAGCATTCAATGATGGCACAAGCTCAGCATCAGGCAAGCCACCATTCTTTCGTGACATTAGAATTTACGGCCTGGACCAGCACAAGTTTGCCGAATACGTTTTGATCAATCCACTAATCACCAACTGGAGTCATGATCAGTACAGTTATGCTGAAGGTGGTGGCACCATGCAAAACAGCATGACCGTGGCTTATGAAACTGTGAAATACTACACTGGTGCTGTGGGCAAAGCTGGCCAAGGTGGCGACCTTAATGTACAAGGGTTTGCTGACTCAGCACACTATGACACTACACCAAGTCCGCTGTCAAGACCGGGGGCCAATGCCACAGTGTTTGGCCAAGGTGGATTGTTGGATGCTGGTACTGGTATCTTGGAAGATTTACAGAGTGGAAGTGTATTGGGCTTGATTGGGGCAGCACAAAAAGCTGGACGCACCTACAACACATTCAAAGGCAAAAACATAGCAGCCATTACCAAGAGTGAAGCAACCGCTATTGGTAAAAACACAGTGATAACAGCATTGCCGGGAGCCACTAGAGCTGTGGCCAACAAGGCCGATGGTTGGATATTCCCACAAGCACAAGCACAACGACAAGCAGCCGCGCAGGCCCAAGGTAGAAACAATCCTAATCCTGGAGCATAACCAATGAGCACAGTAAATTACGCAAATCCCAACACGGATTTAACTGTTAGAGTTTTTGACAGTTTTTACGATTACGATGTTAGTGTACCAGTCAATGAGTACGATGTAGTGCTCAGTTATTTTCTCACACAGATGACCAGCAAACTGGCAGCAGGTAACTTTACTGTGAGTCTTTTTAGAGTTGCTGAAAGTACTGGAATACCTGCACTGACATTGTTACAAGAAATGCAAGGCAACAACGGCGTCAATATTGACGTTAACATGGCCTACTACTTGAATCAAATTCGCAGCAGAGCCACACTGTTGGGTGTGGGTGTGGCAGTGGTGCCTAATTTTTATCAAGCTAGAAACGTACTGGCATGAGTCGCTGGGCACAAGGTGATTATACCATACTGAACCGCGAAAAATATGCGGGCAACGGTAATCCACGTTATAGATCTGGCTGGGAACTCAGCTTCATGAAATTCTGTGACAGCAATGACAATGTGTTGCAGTGGGCGTCAGAAAGCATTGCTATCTCTTATCGTCATCCTCTAACAGGCAAGATGACACAGTATATCCCAGACTTCTTGATCACTTATCGCACAAGAGACAATACTGTGCGAGCCGAGCTGATTGAAATCAAACCCAAAAAACAGAGTGTGATTGAATCAAAAATGTCAAATCGAGATCGTGCTGTGGTAGCAATCAATTACAGCAAATGGGATGCTGCCACCAAGTGGGCTAGAAAAAATGGCCTAACTTTTAGAGTTATCACTGAGAACGATATGTTTCACAACGGTAAGTCTTGACCCATAAATAGGGCATGACTCGTAAACTTGAATCCTTGTTTGACTTACCCCCTTCAATCCCTGTGGAAGACGAACCCAGCCCGCAGCCTGCAGAAGACTTCCGCGCCCAGTTACAAGCCCTAGACGAAACCATAGACAAAATTGATTTGGCCTTGCCCGGAGTGCGTGGACTAGAAGCCAATGACACAGAAATGGATTCCCTATCTAAAATGGCAACCGATAGTTATGATGAATTGATGACACTGGGCATGCAAGTGGATTCAAGATTTGCCAGTGAAATATTCAGTGTAGCCAGCAACATGTTGGGACATGCCATCACAGCAAAAACAGCCAAAATGGAC